AATTTTTAGGTGCTCTTCCTAATATGATACAGAGAGCACAGGATAAGATGATGAATGACCTAGATGATCAGGGTCTTGTCTCTTACGCCAGTGTAGCTGTATCTTCTGGAACTGCAGAAGTATCTGTTCCTAGTGGTGGAGAGATCATCAAGACCTTTACCATAGAGGTCAGTGGTGCCAGAACTCAGTTGAAGCATAGACCCTATGAGTATATGCTAGACTACTGGCCAGTCTCAGCTTCCACAGGTACACCTAGGTACTACGGCTTTAAGACTAACACAGAGATCAGAGTAGCGCCTACACCTTCTGCCACGGTAGACTCTCAGATAGGATTCATTGCACAGATTACAACTATTACATCTGCAAGTCCTACCAACTACTTTACGCAGCACTGTCAGAATGCGCTCTTCTTTGCTACCATGATAGAAGCTTCTCTCTTTATGAAGAGCTTTAACACAACTCAGGCGTGGCAACAAGAGTACCAAGGAGAGATAGAGCGGTTAAGGAATAGAGCCAGAAGAAGTAGACAGGATGACATGCAAACAAACTTCAGCCCAGCTGGAGGACCTAACACGCTGATTAAAGGGAGCGACTAGAGATGAAAAGAAAGTCTCAAGAAGACTTAGCTGCTAGGATTAGGCTAGGGCAGAGACCTAAACAAAGACAGTCTGCTGCTCGGCGCAAAGGAAAGACTACTTCAGAACTTCTCTCAGATAAGGTATATGATAGAGCTTCTAATGTTCTTCCTGATCCTAGAGTATTTAGAAAAGCTTTTTCAGGTGAAGAATTAAACACAGATGATAAAGTAAATTTAGGAGTAGAGGGAACTTTCGCAGGTCTCGCTGCTCTACCACTTATAGGACCAGCAGCACAAAGGGGAAAACCTATGGTTAAGTCACTTGTAAAAAAATTAATAGGAAAGACGCCAGATAAAATTAAGCCAAAGACTCCCACGGCTCCAAGAACTGATGTAAAGACAAAAAAGGTTACTTCTCCTAAAGCTCAACCTTTGACAGGCGCGGCTAAAAAATCTTTAGTAGATAAAGCAGAGAAGGGTGCTGAAAAAGTTAAAGACACTGCAAATCAAAGAAAGATTGCAGCAGATATAAAAGCAAAAAGAGGAGGCAGTGGACAACCACCTGCAAAGAGACCTGCTGTTCCTGCAAAAAGAGCCTCAACATCTCCTGTTAATAAAAAACGTGGTTTTAACTTAGGATCTACAAAAAGAAAACGTAATCTTACAGGTCCTCTAGGAGGAGGAGCAGCAGCATTAGGAACAGCTGCTTATCTTTCTCAGTCAGAGAAAAAAGCTAAACCTGCTCAAGGTAGTCAATCAGGAAGCAGTGGTCAATCTGTTAATCCTTCTCCTCGTGGGGCAGAAGATGAATTAAATATGGGAGGAGGTTCTGGTTCTAGAAAAACTTCTAAACAACCAGATGATGGGTACAGGTTCTACGGTAAAAAGGGTACTGGTCTAGGAGACTTCTCTAGAAAGCATGGTATTCAGTACGCCACTCAAAAGCAGTTTGACAAAGACTTTGATGACAGTGATGGAGAAAAAGCAGGGGGCAGACCCGGAAGAGGAAAGATGAAGACCCAAGGTATGAACCGTAGTAAACGCAGTGGCTTCTCTGGTAAAGGTTCAGGAGCTGCCCTTAGAGGATTTTAATTATGATTAAAGGAGGAATGAAACAAATAATAAGAGGAATGTTTGACTCTGAACAAGTAGGAGATGCAGCTGCAAATAGAGCACGTATTGCAAAGATGCAGAAAGAAGAAGCAGCTGCAAAGGCTGCAGAGAAGGCGGCAAAGGATGCAAAAAAAGCTGCGGAAGGTAAAACTGCTAGACAGGCTGATCCGCAAATAAACCCTAACGAAGTAAGAAGAAAAGAAAAAATGAAGGACCCAAAGTTTCGTAAGAAACGGGCCGAAGCTCTTGCAGCATCAGATGCAAAAGAAAAAGTTGCAGAGAAGGTAACGCAGTCTCCAACAACCCCTAGTTCACAAAAGAGAATGCGCCTACCTGCTAAAGGAGAAACTACAAAAAGAAAAAAAGGCGGTAAAGTAAAGAAGACTACTATAAGAAAAAGAGCTAACTTCTCCGGTAAAGGAGCAGGTGTAGCACTGAGAGGATTTTAATCATGGCTGAAACACTTAAAGAGAAAAAACTAGAAGCTTTCAATAAACCACAGACTTCAAAGGATATAGACCAGAATCCTCCAACTTCTACAAAGATGTTGGATGCAATCGTAGGCAGACCCACTGGTCAAGGTTACGGGGCTGCAAGGAAAGGACCAAACATTGTCTGACGAATATACAACAGAGAAAGCGTGCGGCAACCCCTCTTGCCAATGCACAGGGTGTGATGATTGTTCTTGTTCTAAAGAAGGGGGGTGTGGCTGTACACAACCAACTGGAGAATAGAAAGGATATGAATGGTGGAGGACTTTAGTGTATTTCAGGCTATTTCAGATTACGGGCTTGCCATAGTTGCCACCATAGGAGCGGGTGCAGCAGCTTGGAAACTTTTACATTTTATGCTTAGAGATGTAGCAACCGCGCTAAAGAGTCAAGATGAAATTATAATTGCTCTGATAGATAAGAGTAACAGAGTAGAAACTTTAATACAAAGAATGGACTCTAAGCTAGACACAGTTCTACAACATAGCTCAGATCCCTTATTAAAAGAATCAAAAGAAAGGTATAGGTCCTAATGGCTTTTGAAAAATTTGACCTCACGGTAAAACCTTTTGGATCAAAAAAAGTTAAGGTAACGCAGGAGCTACCTTCTGGTAGGCGTGTGCCTTATATGAAATCTAAACCTTCTCAGTATGCTGGAGGAGGTCCTATTGAGTATGCTGTAGGTGGTCCTGTGAAACCAGCGTGGATGAGGAATAGATAAGTTATGGCAGTTGCAACTACATCAGACTTTGACGCTACCTTCTTTATAGACGAGGTGATAGAAGAAGCCTTTTCCATGATAGGAGGAGAGCCAGAACTAGGTAATGATGGTATCACTGCCAGACGTTCTCTTAATCTTCTTCTTACTGATTGGCAGAACAGAGGTGTTCTTCTCTGGGGTACAGATATAAAGTCTACTGTTCTTACTCAGAATGTAGCTGAGTATACTCTAGACGATGACACAGTAGATGTTCTCAACGGGTATATCAGGTTGTCTTCTAACTCTAATGACTTTCAGATGAACCGTATGTCCTTTGAAGAATACGAAGCTATCACCAACAAAGCTACAGCAGGAAGACCTACTCAGTTTGCCAGTCTTAAAGGCAGGGACAACATGAAGATATTTGTCTTTCCTGTTCCTGATGCAGCAGATACCTATACCTTTAGACAGTACAGAATGAAGCGTTTGAAAGATGTTAACAGAAGTGCTCTGGAAAATGCAGATGTTCCTTTCAGATTTCTTCCCTGTCTCACTGTAGGTCTTGCTTACTACCTAAGTCTCAAGAGACCTAATGTTCCTACAGAACGTATCACCATGCTCCAAGCTCACTACGAAAGTCTTTTGGCTACGGCTCTGGAAGCAGACAAAGAACGGGTAAGTTTGTTTATCTCTCCAAGATTAAGGATAGTATAGAATGGCTAAACTCTGCCCCAAAGGAAAGGCAGCGGCTAAACGTAAGTTTGATGTTTACCCTTCAGCTTACGCAAATATGTACGCCTCTGCTGTTTGTTCTGGTAAAGTCAAACCCGGGGGAAAGAAAAAAGGAAAGAAGAAAAAACTTGTAGGAGCCAAGACAGGAGGTGGTCTGAGAAAGTGGGTAGGTGAAGAATGGGTAGACATAGGTGCTCCTAAGAAGAACGGTAAGTTTCAACCTTGTGGAAGAAAGTCTGCCACAGGTTCCAAAAGAAAATACCCTAAGTGTGTTCCGCTGGCCAAGGCAAAGCGTATGACAGCTGGACAAAAGAAGTCTGCTGTTCAACGCAAAAGATCAGTGAAGCAAGGTGTAGGTGGTAAGCCTACCAATGTTAAAACTTTTGCAAAGAAGAAAAGGTGATGGCAGTTAAGAAACGAAAAGGTACTATGAAAGGTCATAGCATCAGCGGTGGACAGAAAAGACCTACCAAAGCTGGTGCAGGTATGACCAAGAAGGGTGTGGCAAAGTACCGGAGAGACAACCCGGGTAGTAAGCTAAAGACAGCTGTTACCGGATCTGTGAAGAAGGGTAGTAAGGATGCAAATAGACGTAAGAGCTACTGCGCCAGATCTGCAGGTCAAATGAAGAAGTTTCCAAAAGCTGCAAAGAATCCTAACTCAAGACTAAGACAAGCTAGAAAAAGGTGGAAATGTTAAATGGCTACACCAATAGGTAAGAAAGCATTCTTTATCAGTGATAGATCAGGGTTTCGTTTTCCTCTTGATCAAAGAGTCAAGGAACCGGGAACAGAGTTTATTGTTGCAAAGAGTGAAAGTGATGGTATTTTTAATCTTGTAACAGACCCACAAAATAGGGTAAAATTTCCAGTAGACAAAGAATTTATCAGAGATGCAAGACCACCTAGTAATGAAGATAGAAATAAAAGTTGGGAAACTGTTACAACTAAATGGGAAGACACTACCACTGAATGGAACTTTATATAAAAGGAGTTGATCACAATGCCAAGAGCTTATTTTAATGCCAAGAAAGACATGAAGAAAAAGAAGCCAGCGAAGAAGACTGCCAAGCGTCAAGGTTATAAGGACAGAGAAGACGAAAGTCTTGCAGCACGTAGAGGAAAGAAAAGCCAGAGCTTTAAGTCTAGGCGTGATGAAGCTCAAGGAGCCAGAAAAAAGAAGAGTAGTAAGAAAGAAGGAAGAAGCGGCGTCTTTGGTTTGAAAAGGAAAAGCCGTAAGTAAAGGAATAATTTATTATGGCTGATCTAACAAACCAACTGATAGCTAACACTTACAAGGATTTGCTGCAAGTCAATGCAGAAAATCCTAATGATGGTCTTGACGGTACAGTCAGGGCTATTCAAGATGGTGGAGGAACTGCTGCCCCTATCTCTATGAGTACGGCACAGTTAAACGTCACGGGCCAGTTTGCTCTCCGGGGTACAGTTCTTACTGCCACAGCAGATCAGCTTAATAATATAGCCCTTGGTGGTTTTAAAGCTTTAACCGCCAATGACGGGACAATCCTCCTGACAGAGGAGGGTACCTCTGTTAGCACTGCACTCACCAGTGTTACTGCTAGAATTAACCCTTCTCTTAGTCTTACAGACCTAACTGCCACTGCCATAGGTGGGGCTACTGTATCTGCCACTAGTTTACTTGCTGGGGTCTTGACTTATCCTTCTTCTGCTGGTAACAATGGTCAAGTGCTGCAGACCAATGGAACTGATACATTAAGTTTTGTAGATGCAGGAGCAGGAGGTGGTTTCTTTAAAGGTGACAACGGGGATACGGGTGATCCCACCACAGGACCCGGAGATATCTTCCGTATCAATGAACAAGAGTTAAATACAGATACAGTTATTACCACTATAGAGAACGCTTCAGGAACAGCTCCTATAACGATAGCTTCTGGAACTACTTTAACTGTTAATGGTAATCTTACATTAATATAAGAGGATTGAACAATGAGTACATTAAAAACAGATGCTGTAACAGGCGCCACCTTAAATGGGGATCTTAATCTTAGCGGTAACGGTACAGGTAAGGTAAACTTAGCAACGGGAGCTGAGTTAAACGGTACCGCCCTTACTTCTACATTTTTAGCTTCTGGTGGTAGCGGTGACGGGTCTGGTCTTACAGATCTTAATGCAACTAACCTTGCCAGTGGCACGGTCCCTGACGCACGGTTTCCCGCCACCCTCCCAGCTGCCAGTGGCGTCAACCTCACTGCTTTAAACGCAACTAACTTAGGCAGTGGGACCCTCCCAGATGCTAGGTTTCCTGCTACTCTCCCCGCCGCCAGTGGAGCTAACCTTACTTCTCTTGCTGCTGCAGCAATATCCGCTGGAACAGTGAGTGAAATAAATCTAAAGGACTACGGTGAAATTACAAATGCTATTGGATCAATAGGAGGTGGTACCCAAGATATTGACATTAGCCTAGGTAACAATGTAACAGCTACCGTTGATACAGGTACTACTACTTTTACTTTTAGTAACCCCACTGCTAGTGATGAACTCTGTGGCTTTACACTTTTCCTCACCAACGGAGGTTCACAAACTGTAAACTGGCCAGGATCTGTTGACTTCCCCGGTGGCACTGCTCCTACTCTTACAGCCGCTGGGTTAGATATTTTAGTTTTTGTGACCACAGACGGTGGAACTATTTACCATGGAATGGCAGCTAGTTTAGATAGTAAGACCCCGTAGTAGGAGAGTCTAGATGCCTAATGTAAAAAAAGCTTTAATGGCAGCATCTGTTGCTACTGGGGGAGGTGCTTCTGGTAAAAAACTTTTTGTATGGGGAAACAATGATAACGGTGGTTTAGGGTTAGGTAACACCACTGCTCTATCTTCTCCTGTTCAACTAGGCGCTGCAGGAGATTGGCAGCGAGCTTGTGTAAGTGGTAGAGGACATTCTTTATTTCTAAAACCTGACGGAAGTATGTGGTCCTGTGGTGATGGTCTTTACGGTGCAACAGGACATAGTAATACAACGGATCTTTCTTCTCCAGTTCAAATAGGTTCTTTAACAACTTGGGCTTGGATTAGTACTGTAAGGCAAGGACAAAGCGGGGGTCAGATCAAACCTAGATCAGCGGCTATAAAAACTGATGGAAGTCTTTGGATGTGGGGATGCGGTGCGCAGGGCGCACTAGGAAGAGGTAATACTACTAATTATTCTTCTCCAGTTCAAGTAGGTGCCTTGACCACTTGGAAAAAAGTTATGATGGGAAGGTACTTTACCACTGCTCTTAAAACTGATGGAACCATCTGGTCATGGGGTTCCGGTCTTGGTGGACGATTAGGAAATGGTTCTTCAGCTAATATCAGTTCTCCAGTTCAAATTGGTACCTATACAGGTTGGATAGATATTAGCTGCGGTGGAGACGCAGCAGCGGGAATTAGGAGTGATGGTAAAACATTCTGCTGGGGTAATAATTACTACGGTAATTTAGGAAATAATGAACGTGGTGGCGTTGGAGGTGCTGCTAATCAGTCTAGTCCTGTTCAAGTCTCAGGAAGTGAAACTTTTACAAGTATAGCACTTGGATATAATCAGTGTGTTGCAGTACAAGCAAACGGTACTATGTTTTCTTGGGGGCTAAACCGTCGCGGTCAGTTGGGTTTTGAAGGACCGGGAACAGGTGTTAATGATTGTGTATCTTCTCCAGTTCAAATTGGATCACTAACAACTTGGGCAGGGTTTGGTGTAACTGACTCTGGTGGTTCTAATATTCTAGGGTTTGGTAACTTAAACGGTGTTGGCCCATCAGCATCGGGTGACCCTGAGTTTCAGACAAGCTGGGCAAAAACAAAAACTGATGGAACTCTCTGGTCATGGGGAAATGGAGGAGCAGGAGCAATAGGAAGAGGTAATACTACTAGTTATTCTTCTCCGGTTCAAATAGGTACGTCTACATCTTGGGTCTCTGCTTATGCTGCTTATGGCGCTGCTTGGGCGTTTGAAGAATAAGGAGATAATAAATGCCTAATTTAAAAAAAGGTTTTATGGGAGCAGCTGGTGCTGGTGGTGCTGGAGATCAATTATATACGTGGGGTGCAGGAACTCTTGCTCAACTACCTGAAGGTTCTGGTACTAAAGTATCTAGAAGTTCTCCTATTCAAATAACTGGACCGGGTTCAGCACCCGGAACAACAGGTGTAACAGGTGCAAGGGCGTGGGCAAATGCGTCCCTGTCAGGGTTTGTTATTTCAGAAGGAAATATGTACGCTTGGGGCCACCAAACTAAGGGAATCTTAGCTAACAACGGAGCTACCACAAGTGGTCCAACCTATGCTCCTCCCTTTACTCAAATAGTAGGAGATCAAGGCTGGGCAAATCTGTCCAATGGTTGTGATAGATCTACCATGCACGCCACTAAACAGGACGGGACGCTGTGGGCATGGGGTGACGGTACCATGGGTATGCTTGGTGACGGTACTACAGTTAATAAATCATCAGTTGTACAGATTGGTTCTCTTACAGACTGGGGTACAAGCTGCAAAATCAGAGGTTCTAATATGAGCGTCTTTGCTTTAAAGTCAGACGGCACTCTCTGGGGATGGGGTCAAAATAGATTTGGATCTCTCGGTGTTAATGTAGACCCTGCTGTAACCTATAGCTTTTCTTCTCCAGTTCAGGTAGCAACAGGAGTAGCTGACTTTGGCGTTGCTCGTTATCGCGCCGCAATGATAAAAACAGACGGGACGCTTTTTAGCTGGGGCCATAACAGTCAAGGACAGGTAGGAACAAACAATACTACTACTTATTCTTCTCCTGTTCAGATAGGTTCTTTAACAACTTGGGCTAGAATAGAGCTTACGCAGAACGGTGCTTCCGTTATAAAAACAGACGGAACTTTCTGGGCATGGGGTACAGGGGGTGATGGGTACAGTCCTTGGGGTAACACCACTACTTACTCATCACCTATTCAAGTTGGGAGTCTTACAGACTGGGCAGTTCCTGATGCTCTGACTGGAGCAGGAACAGGTTTTTGTACTAAGACAGATGGTACTCTTTGGGGATTTGGTAGAAATTATCCAGATATACTTCAAACTGGAACAGCAACTGCAAAATTTTCTTCACCTATTCAAATTGGTACCAACACACACTACTTCGCACCTAATGTGTTCTTTGGTGCAGGGGGTGGACAAGTCGTGGCAATGTTGAAATCGGCGGGATAAAATAAAAATTATGATTTACTTAGCATCACTTCCTAGATCAGGTTCAACTTTACTAACATCTTTACTAAATCAAAGAGGAGATACTTACGCTACTCCCACCAGTAATCTTTCTGATACAATGGGAGCAGCTGTAAGAGAGTGGGAGCATAACCCAACTACTAAGGCCACCAACGGTACAGAAGAAGACTTGATACGTATTCTTAAAGGTATCTCTGACAGTAGATACAATACAGAGAAGATGGTATTTGATAAGAGTCGTAGCTGGCCGCAACCTAAAATTATAGAAACTATTTCTAAATTTCAAGAGGTAAAAATAGTAGCCACAGTACGCCCCACTGTTGAATGTCTGGCATCTTTTGTTAACATATCAAAACCAGAAGATATAAACGAGTTTTTTAAAGGACCGCTGGTAAATCATTTCTTTAGTTCTTATCACATTTTAAAAGCAGGGTACGAAGCTTACCCAGATAAGTTTCTTCTTATTGAATACGATGCTCTGGTAAATGATACACAGAATCAGATGGACCGTATAGCTGAGTTTGTAGGTACTACTAAGTTTACCCACGACCTAAACAATGTACCAGCTAGTAGAGAACAAGATGAAGCATGGGGCATAGAAGATCTACACGCTGTACGTCCAGTAGTTTCAAACCGCAACCTAGATGTAGTCTCTATTTTGGGAGAGAAGCTTGCCAAGCGTTATGAAGGTGGTGAGTTCTGGAATGATAAACCTGAACCAGTGCGAGAGCCAGAGTTAATAGACATGCAGGTTGAAGCAGGTCTACGAGGTGACTTTAAAAAGGGTTGGGAGATTGCCCAACAAGCAGACCCTGATGATAACCGCGCCTCTTTTAATCGTGGATGGTACGAACTACGTAGAGGTAATCTTCAGAAAGGACATAAGCTCTTAGACCAAGGGCGGTTAGAGGATGTTTTTGGAAATAGAAAAACATCAGGTATGCCTACGTGGAAGGGAGAAAAAGGAACTGTTCTATTAGAGTTAGAAGGAGGTCTAGGTGATCAGATACATGGTTTTAGATTTGCCAAGGACATAGAGCAGAAGGGGTGTAAAGTTGTTATCTCTTGTTCTGCTGAACTTGCTCCTATCTTTGCAGAACAGTTTATCACGGTGCAGCACGAAGCAGCACCCGGAGTATACCATGATTACTACTGTCCTTCTATGTCAGCTGTCCTCCCCTTGGGCTATGAGTACAGTGATCTAAAGGGAGATGCTTATATACCTAGAACAGCTGAACTCATCAAAGGTAGAATAGGAGTTCGTTGGCAAGGTAATCCTCAGTTTGAGCATGAACAACATAGATTGTTTCCTGCTAATTTAATGTTTGATGCAGTGAAAGGTACTGACTGTGTTTCTCTTCAAAGAGATGAAGGTAGTGAATTAAAACCTAGCTGGATGGATCAAGCAGAGGTTGAAGACTGGAACGCAACTAGGCGTTCTATTAGTGAGTGTGAACTGATGGTGACCAGCTGTACATCTACTGCACACCTAGCAGCTGCCATGGGGGTTGAAACTTGGATCATCACTCCTATATTAGCTTACTACTTATGGGCATTGCCTATACCTACTTCACCATACTATAATAGCGTTACCCTCTATAGACAGGAAAAATACGGTGATTGGTCTACACCGTTTGAACAAATTAAGGAGAAACTACAATGTTATATGCACACGTTGAAGACGGCAGCGTAACTTACATGGGATCGCTCCCAAGGAATTGGCGTAATACTTCTAATCTAAATAAGGTTAATGATAGTGCTTTTTTAAAGTCACTAGGCTGGGTACCTTTGATAGAGAAGCCAGCTACTATAGGAGAGAATGAAGTCTCTGATGGGTGGGTTCAAACTATCACTGAGGAGTCTGTCACTACTACTGAAAGAAAACGTGATATGACTAAAGAAGAGAGAGAAGCTAAAACTAGAAACCATGCTCTAGCAGAAATTGAAAGACTTGAACAGCTAGAAACTCCTACAAGAATAGCAGAGGCTGTACTCTCAGAAGAAGGAAAAGCTTGGCTTCAGGCTAACAGAGACTTAATAGCAGTTGAAAGAGCAAAGTTGTAGAATGATATTTAAAAAGAAAATTCTTGTGATGGGCCTACCGGGGTCAGGCAAAAGCCACCTTGCAGAAGCTCTGGCCAAAGGACTGAACGGTGTCTGGATTAATGCAGATAAAGTAAGAGAACAGTATGATGATTGGGACTTTACTCCAGAAGGGAGAATGCGTCAAGCAATGCGTATGAAGTTTTTATCTGACGGTGCTAACATGGCAGGACAGGTTGCTGTTGCTGATTTTATTTGTCCTACTGAAAAAGCCAGAGAAGAGTTTGGTGCAGACTTTACTATCTGGATGGATACAATTAAAGAGGGACGCTTTGAAGATACTAATTTAATGTTTGAAGAACCGAGTAAATGTGACTATCATATAACAAAGTGGCTTACAGATATTAATGAGTTACTAACAACAATTAATAATGGAAAAAGAATGGACCGACAAAAACCAACTGTTCAGATGTTAGGACGTTATCAACCTTGGCACGCTGGACACAGAGAACTTTTTAAAAAAGCCCACGCTAAAACTGGGCAAGTTATAATTATGGTAAGAGACACAGGTGAAGAGTACTTTGACTGGAGTTATCTTGTAAAGGACTTGACAGAGCACAACTTTACCTACGGTGTAGACTATGAGATTATGCACGTTCCTAACATTGTAAACATTACATATGGGAGAGATGTTGGATACAAAATTGAACAGGAGCATCTGGGTGAAGAGATAGAAAGCATCTCAGCAACAGATATTAGATTAGCAATGGCTAAGTAAACATGAGCACTTTTAATAATCTTCTTTTAATGGGTGCAGAAGCTACCGCTGAATCTGGTGGTGGTGGAGGGGGTGGAGGTGGTGATCCATTTTCCCCTTCACTAGTCACGGGTTCTGTTTGGCAAGAAGATACTTCTGACTTTTTTTCAAAAACTTTTTCTAGTGGAGCTGTTCAATCACGGGTTATTGTTAGTACGTGGATTCAACGGTGTGCACTAGGAACAGAGCAAGCTATTCTTGCTTCATTAGGAGGCGCTGGTGGGAGTACAGCCTCTAATAGACTGACAATAACAGCTGCAGATAAATTAAAAGTACACACTGAAAGCGGTGTATCCACAACAACACAGTACGAATCAGATAGAATCTTGAAAGATATAGGTTGGTATCATATTCTTTTATCAATTGATGGAACGGCCTCTGGTTCTGACACAGTTAAAATATTTGTCAATGGGGATGAAGTTGCTCTTACTAAAATATTTGGTTCTGACTTTACAGGTAGCCTTAACTCATGGGGTACCAGTGGTGCGCTCCATTTCATAGGTAAGTACAATAACGCAATCACTGACTTGTTTCCTTGGAAAGGTTACTTTTCTCAGTATACTTTTTTAGTAGGTAGATCCATTCAAAGTGGGAGCGCAACTATCTCAGACTTTTTAGGTACACATACTTTTGGAACAAATGGATCACAAGTTATTCCACAGAGTGATGCAAATGTAGCTCTTCTAGCCAGTAACGCAGGCGGTAATTCATTCTCTCTAGACTTTTCTAACTCTTCGTCTCTGGGTAATGATGCTAGTTCTAATAACAATGACTTTACTCCTACGGGTATGTCCAGTGCAAATGCAACTGGTAACACACCTTCTAAGATGTATGCTACAATGAATATGTTAATTTCTGGAGATGCTGGCACAGTAACATTTGCAGAAGGGAATAGAAGAGTTACTGGAACAGCTGGAGGAGATAGTGGAACATTCTCCACTCTTCCATTAGCTACCACAGGCACCACAGAATTTCAGATGACTACCAACAACGGTGAGGGTAGAGTAGGTATTTGTTGTTATGAAAACTGTCTAGCAGCAGCGGCGTTACCCTCAAACAATACGTTTGGTGGTTCAGCTGTAGGTTTTAATGCAGCGTATTCTTATGATGAGCCGGGAACATTAAGACAGAGAACTCAAAGTACGCAAACAACAACTGCTTTTGGACTACCGTGGTCTAGCGGTGATGTTATAACGGTTAGATATAATGCCACTGCTAATGAGTTAAACTTTTTATTAAATAATTCTGCTCAAGGAACAACGGTATCTACCGAACCGGGTATTACATACTATGCTGCAGTTGCCCGTTTTAATAACTATGATTGTACCTTTCATTTTGACGAAGCAGACTTTCCACACACCATAGGAAGCGGTAACAAAACAATTAACACAGAAGACCTAGCCACTCCAAGTTTCCAGGGTAAGGACTTCTTTGACGCTACCCTTTACACAGGTAACAGTGCTACTCAAACTGTAGGAGGCGGGAGTGATTCTAAGTTTACAGCCTCTGCTTGGATAAAAAGTAGAAGCGCCACCTCTAGCCATATGCTCTATGACAGAGTAAGGGGAGTGGCGCGGGACTTACACTCTAACGCTGCAGATGCTGAAGTATTTGACGGAGATACTCTGACAAGCTTTTTACAGAGGGGTGGGGAGCTAGGAGCAGATTCACAGGTAAACCTTAACGCTGGTACCTTTGTTCTCTGGCAGTGGTTAGCAGGCAGCTCTGCAACTGGTGGTGTAACTAATAGCACAGGTTCTACTAACAGTACACTTGTTACATCAGCGGCTCAAAACTTTTCAGTAGGTACATTTACTGGAACAGGCACTTTTACAAATGTGGGTCACTCACTAGGAGATGTGCCAGACGCTATCTTTGTAAAGAATGCCACCACTGGTTCAACTGACTGGGCAGTATATATAAAGAACGTCACAGGTATAAATGGAAATCCTGAAAATAATTTTCTAGGATTAAATACTACTACCCCGGTAACTGCTAGTAGCACAGCATGGGCTAGTCAGGCACCTACCTCTACAGTCTTTTTCGTGGGTGCTGGCAATAATCAAACAAATCAATCCGGTGCAACTATGTCTTTTATGGCCTTTAGATCTATTCCCGGTGTTTGTAAAGTAGGATCGTACACAGGTAATGGAACAACTAATGGTCCTTGGGTAAACTTTGAGTTTAAACCACGTTGGGTTTTAATAAGGCGTGCTGACAGCGGAGGACTTCCTTGGTGCGTCATAGACATGGCGCGGAATCCTTTTAATACCACTACTGATCCGTTAGTTTTACGGCCTAATGCAACAGATATAGATACATCAGGAACACTGGGGGATGTTGACTTTCTTTCTAATGGTATTAAGTTTAATAGCATAACCAGTATAGGGAATGGATTACTGGGTAATTATGTTTATATTGCTATGGCAGACATAGGTGGCCATGGTACACTACCACCTATATACGGCATATAGATTATGAAAGGAAATTAGAAATGTGGGCAAGAATATCAGGTAATCAAGTATTAGAGATTATCCGAGTGCCTAAAGGTATGAAGATTAATGGGGTTCAATACCCTAAAACTATCTTTACTGATGCTTGGACAGACGCAGAAAGAAAAAGTATAGGCATTGTACCTTATGAGTACACAGGTAAACTGCGAAATGATATGTTCTATACAACCTCTGAATCTGCTCCTATTGTGCTAGATCACAAGGTAACTGTTACCAGAACTACAACTGCCAGAGAACTATCTGATATTAAAGCTACAATGAAAAGTCAGATTAATGCAGTTCTTTCTGCTTGGTTTGGAGAAACCGATTGGTACTTTATCAGAGAGTTAGACACAGGTAAAGAAGTTCCTGCTGATATTGTTAAATGGAGGAATGATCTGAGGGCCAGAGCACTGGTGCTAGAAGCTGCTGTGGATAGTAAGGGCAATGTAGCAGATCTAGAAGCCATGACCATTGTAACTGCTGAGATGGCAGAGGATGACATAGAGTCTGTAGCAGAAATTAATGACTGGCCTGTTAACCCAAGAGAAGGTGGTGTATAATACATGAAAGCACTAACCAAAGTACTGGCTGTTCTGTGTCTAATATTAACATCTTCTAGTTCTGTACTGGCTGAAGAGACATGGGTTAAAGGAGATCCAATACTTACTTTCTTTCTCTGTGCCAAAGAAAAAGATATAATGGACGTAGCTCTGGCAGATTCTAAAGACATAGAAACATATGGTCAGAAGTTACTAGAAAAAAGTATTACGCAAAGCTGCTTTAGACTAGCACCTCCGCAAAAGTTTATAGTTGCAGAGGTCATAACAACTTATACAGACCATGAAAATAAGGCTACCTGTGTACTAAAAATAAAAGCAAGAAGTAACAAAGACCTTGTAGGCTACGTTGTAGCTGCAGGTATCCCGGGTAAAGGAATCTAAAGATGCCAGACTTAACTGATGTAGAGATAGGCAAGATGCTACAAGCTGTAGATCAGTTGAGTAAAGAAGTTGACAGGTTAACCATTAGACTTGACCAATTGGAAAGTCAACTTGACAAAGGCAAAGGAGTTCTTCTAGGAGTGTTCATAGTAGCCTCTGGTTTAGGAGCAGCTATGTCTGCTATTATACAGAAAGTATTCACGTATTAAAGTAAGGAAGATAGTACCATGGCGTTTACCACTAGAATACGATTAGAAAAGCAAGATGATGGGGCTAACCCTAACTCTTGGGGAACTGTGCTTAACGATAATGTCATTGATCTTGTTGATGATGCTATAGCTGCCTATGTCACAGTATCCCTGTCTTCTGTAGATGTAACTTTAACCAATCTTGACGGCACCCCTGATCAAGCCAGAAGTGCTTTTCTTGAATTACAAGGAACTTTGACCAATGATGTTAATGTCGTCATCCCTCAACAATCTAAAGGATACTTTGTCAGAAACCAAACTGTTCCATCAAGTACTGAAACTACAAAGATTAAAACTCTGGCAGGTCAAGGTGCAACTGTGGGGGTCAGCTCAGATGGATGGTTTGTTTGTGACGGGGTGTCTGTTCATCAGCCCAATGCCACTGGTCTAGGACTAGGTGCAGCTGCAGATCTTAACATTGGCACTGCAGATGCAGATCTTATTCCAGTATCCACTGCAGATATTAGGTATGTTAGAACCTCTGTCTCCTCTACCATACCATCAGCAAAAACATTTACCAGTGCTACTACCTTTACAGGTCCAGTCATTGGGCCAGTTGTCTCTCTTACAGACGCTGCTTCTATAGTTGTCAACATGGCTCTGGGAAATAACTTTGCCATAACACTGGCAGGTAACAGAACACTGGGCGCACCTGCTGGTGTACAACGGGGGCAGACAGGGCATATCTATGTAGTACAAGATGGCACAGGTAGCAGAACACTTTCCTTTGCCAGCGCCTACGTTTTTGTAAGTGGTACTGCTCCAACTATGAGTACAGCTGCTAATGCTGTTGACCTTCTTGTTTATAATGCAAGGACTACCACTGCTATATCAACTCTCCTTATTAAAGCTCTCGCCACTGCACCCTAGGAGTTATAAGTGTCTACACTATCACAAACAAAAAAGCTTAACTTCAGACCGGGAATACACAGAGAATCTACGCAGTATGCGGAGCAAGGTTCTTGGTATGACGGTAACAGGGTTAGGTTTAGGGACAAGAAACCTGAGAATATCAGAGGTTGGGACGCTAAAACTTCTGGTACTCTTCTTGGTACAGGTAGAGATCTGATTACATGGCAAGATAATATTACTCAGAAACAGATGGCTATTGGAACTGAGAAAGCTTTATACCTTTACCAAGGAACAAAAACTTTTAACATTACACCTGTCAGAGCCAGTGTATCTTTGACCAATGCCTTTGGAACACAGGCAAACAATGTAAGAGTTTGTGTATCAGACACAGGGCATGGGTTGGCCTCTGGTGACTTTGCTGTGTTTACTTCTTCCTCTGTTGCCACTGATTTTTCTTTTAACGCCATGTTTCCTGTCAGTGTTATCAATTCAAACGTCTATACTTTTGATGCCTCTACCTCTGCACCTGATAATACAACAGCAGCAGGAGAGGCTACTGTTCAGTACCTTATACCCACTGCTGCTTCTATTGGTATCACAGGTACAGGCTACGGTGCAGCAGAATATAATGCACAGGTGTTTACCTCTGTGGTTCTGACCAGTGTTATCAACGTGGTAGCTGCCACAGTTGCTGTTAGTATAACTAGTCCTAGCCATGGGTTAGAGATTAATGACTTTGTTTTCTTTACCACTGCAACAACAGTGGGAGATAATATTCTTCTTACAGATTCTACTTTTGGTGGTCCTATTTTTCAGGTGGTATCGGCAGAAGATGCTAATAACTTTACCATTAATTCTTTGGTCAGTGCAGTTGCAACAAGCACAGGAGCAGGTTTGGCAACAGCACAGTTCCTTGTAGATGTTAGTACCACGGCAGGATTTAGAACATGGAACTCTCCTGCTGTATCATCTGCTATTAACTTCATTCCTGCTAACTGGCAGCTAGATACCTTTGGAGAGATACTTCTTTCAAACAAAAGAGGAATGGGACTAAACCAGTGGTTTCCTACTTCAGGTGGAACAGCTAGAGCCTTTCCTGTTACCAACGCTCCTGTTAGTATTAATTCATTTCTTGTCTCTCCTAATGATAGGCACGTTGTTTGTTTTGGTTGTTCTACTTTTGCAGGACCAAAAGAACCTCTACTTGTAAGGTGGTCAGATCAAAATGATTATACTAATTGGACCCCTTCTATTAGTTCTACGTCAGGAGAAAACACCCTATCAGGTGGTACTGAAATTGTGCAAGGTATCAGAAGTAGAAACCAGATTGCAATTCTTACTGACCATGTTCTCTATGGTATGCGCTTTACTGGTCCTCCTTTTATTTTTTCTTTTACTGAACTAGGAACAGGGTGCGGAGGAGTTAGTCAGCACGGCGGTATTGATATGGACGGTACACCTGTCTGGATGGGCTTTAATAACTTCTTTGCCTTTGATGGTAGGGTTAGAAGATTAGACTGTACTGTCCGAAGACATATCTTTAGTGACATTAACAGGTCTGAGATGAATAAAATATATGCGGGTGTTAACTCAGAGTTCAAGGAGGTTACGTGGCTGTACCCATCTGCTGATTCAACGGAATGTAACAGGTATGTTTCGTGGTCCATGGAAGAAAACTACTGGGTCTACGGAGAAGCTATCTGGACTACGTGGAGTGACAGAGGTGTCTTTGATAATGTTATTAACACCGGAACATCTGTAGGTGTGACTCGTATATATGACAATGAAATTCCAAATACATTTACAGGTAAGGGGCTAAAGATAGATTCTTTTATTGAAAGTGCTGACTTTGGCATAGGTGATGGTAATGATATGCTCTTTGTTGATAGGTTAATTCCTGATATTGAAATTAACAATGGGCAGATTGCTTTTACCATTCAAACCAAAGAGTTTCCCAATGGGCAACTAAGAACAAAAGGACCGTTTAATCTCACTCAAAATACCCAGACAGTTAGGTTTAGAAGTAGAGGTAGGCAGGCAAGAATTAAGATAGAGAACGATGCCACAGGAACTGAATGGAGATACGGAGATATGAGATTAGATATACAAGAAGATGGTCTCAGGTAGGTAGATATGGCAGCAGTTTATCCTACACTTCCTGATCTATACAGACTAACAGACGATGAACTAGTACAAGCATACTCCGAAATAAGACAATGGACAGACTCTCTGATTAACGAACTAGAAGGAAGAGACCTAGAAACTTCCAGAACAGGTACTGTTAGAGTTAACAGGCAGGTATCTGTTGGTGTCATAGGTCAACCAGTGGCAGGAGATATAATATATGAAAGAAAGACAGGTAAGTTTAGGGGTTTTGTAAGCGTAGCAGGGACCACCATTGGATGGTCAGAATTTAATTCATTTACACCGTAGGTTAAACTAAAATGAACTATGATATGAACACACTACTATCTATGATGGGAGCATCACCTGCACCTTCTCCTCAAGGTACTGTAATACCTCCTATTGTTTCTGTTCCTATACCTACAGCTTCTCTAGGAGGAAGGATAGTACCTCCTCCTTCTGCGCCTCAAGCACAGGCAGACTACGATTATATGCTTAATACTCTTAAAACTACCCCACTATACCCGGGGGCAAACTTTGCTAATGTTGGTATGGAAGGGTATAATACATTAGAGAATATACAAGAAAACCAAGGACTCTCTCCGTTTGATCAAAGTCAAAGGTCCATGATAACAGGGTCCAGTACAGGCCAGTTATCACAGACCACTGCTAATCCCGGGAATCAGCAAGGAGGTCTGGCCAGCTTAACGGATAAAATAGGAGCCATGTCATAATGAATACAGTTCAAAATCCTAGGATGCAAGCAGAGGCTCTCAAGCGTATGGGCAGAGGTCCTGATACGCAGCTTATTCACATGACTGACTCAGAGATACAGGCCCTCAATGGTCTCTCTGGTCTGGTGTTTAATGAGCCACTAAGAACAAACCCAGAGACAGGTCTTCCAGAGGCAGGTATATTTAAGAAGTTGCTTCCCACGGTCCTTGCCATAGGGGCCTCTGCTTTCTTAGGTCCCATGGCTGGCGCTGCACTAGGAGGTGGCACAGCTACTGCTTTGACTACTGGAATAGGTACAGGTCTGGCAGGATTTGGAGGGCACCTTGCAGGGCAAGCTTTGACAGGACAGGACCTAGACTTTGGCAGAGCCGCACTGGCAGGTGTAGGTTCAGGTCTAACTTCTGGTCTAGGATTTAGTGCTGCACCAGCGAATGCTGCAACAACAGCAGGGCAAATTTCTCCTATTGGGGATTTTGAAGCAGCTATGGCAGGAGCACCCGGAAGCTTTAATCCTGCTACTACTGTTCCTGTAGACACTACTTTTGATGCTTTTATACCTGCTGCAGCTGTTGATCCTGCTTCAGGCCCTATGACTATTGATGTTGCTGGTGACCCGTCAAGTTACACAGACTTAATAAGATCACCTACAGAAGTTGGTGAGTTCTTAATGGAGAAACCCATACCCAGACTAGCCGCACCTCTGGGTATCGCAGCACTGGGAGGAGAGTTTGATGAGCCTTTACCAGCAACAGGACCCCAAGGTGATACAAGAGAACCCTTTGATCCTAAGAACTTCAGAGCAGATCGTACCCGTAGAAATCTAGACCTAGACGAGGATGGAGAAATAACACAAGAGGATATCCTACAGGTGGTACAGGGTCTACCAGAGGGGCAGTCCTCTAGGTTCTTTACACCTACTGTCTTTACAGAAATAGATGAAGCAGAAGAAATAAAAACAGGTGGTCTGGTGGGACTACAAACTGGAGGTGAAATTGCAGAAGCTGTCACAGCCCTGACCGGAGGAGAAGGTACATCAATTCTTCCCATGATTGCACAAGCAGTTACCAAGCCTGAAGAAGAGGAACAGTCTGTAACTGCAGGGCATCCTTTGGGTACACTGGGTACACTAGGAGCCATGCCAACCAGTGGTATTTCCATGGGTGGTGGACAACCTCCCCAGCCTTTTGAAGAAGGTGGTCAAGTTCCATCACTATCCTTTGGATCTAATCTTGGAAGTGCATTTATTAATCAGTTAATGCAACAAGCCCGTGATAACCCTTCAGAGTATTTTGAAGGTAGAGTTGAAGGACCCGGAGATGGTATGACAGATAACATTCCATTTGTCATTGCAGGTAAGCAAGAAGGTGGGCAGATGGGTATGCAACCTGCTGTTCTTTCTCCTGATGAGTATGTCATACCAGCAGATGTAGTGTCTATGCTAGGTAACGGATCAAGCTCTGCTGGTGCAAATGAGTTGGATGCGTTCATAGGAAACTTTAGAATGGATAAGTATGGTAGACCAAACCAACCACCAGAGATGCGCGGAGGACTTAATAGTTTACTTTAGATGGTTAAAATTTCACTAGTACCCGTTGATGAGATTAGAAATATCTGGGGAGATGTTTCAAGACACTTAGAGAAAGCAGCTGAATACACCTACGGAAGATACGAAGAGATAGATATCCTACATGAGTGTGTAATAAATAAATTTAATTTGTGGGTTGCTTACAAAGAAGGTCCAGAGTACATAGGCGCAGCGTGTACAGAGATTTTAAAATACCCTAGAAAGAAAGCTCTCTCTGTTGTCTTTCTTTCTGGTGATGACTTTTCAGAGTGGATGCCAGAGATAGACCAGAAGTTTGTAGACTTTGCCAAGGTTATGGAATGTGATTTTGTAGAAGCCTGTGGAAGAGCAGGTTGGGAACGTAAGGTAAAAAAATTAGGATGGCTTAAAAGATTTAGCATTATAGAAAGACCATTGACATGATGACAAATTTAAAAAGAACTTGGAATGATAACCCCTTTGACCAGTGGACAGAGGAAGAACTTCTGTCTATGGAGGGGCAAGGCATCTGTTATGGTAAAGGTGGTGGTGGCTCCCCTCCTCCCCCTGCTCCTGCTCCATCTGTTCAAACTAATGTAAATCAGAGTGAGTTTCCCACTGAGCTAAAACCTTTTATTGAAGATATCTTTGGTAAGGCACAGGGAATACAGAGGCAAAGAGAGAGGGAAGGATTTCAAGGTTTTCAGGGACCGCTTCAAGCTGAGTTTGATCCTTCTCAGACCAGAGCATTTGAAGCCATAGAAAATATTCCCGGGGCTACTAAACCACTCTTTGACGAAGCTACTTCTTTTGCCAGACAGGCCACCACTGCTCCCACTGACCCTGCAGAAGTAGCAGCTTTTATGAATCCATTTCTCAGGAATGTCACAGATATTCAGAAGAGAGAAGCAGAGCGGGTGGCAGATGTACAGGAACAGCGACTAGGAGCGCAAGCTGCACAGGCAGGAGCCTTTGGAGGTTCCAGAGCAGCTATACTAGAGGCAGAGAGGCAACGTAATTTAGGGCAGCAACTAGATGACATAGAAGCCAGAGGACTAGCAGCTTCTTTCCAAGATGCTCAGACAAGGCTTGGACAACAGAGAGCCAGAGAAGCAGCAGGTGCTACTCAGCTGGCATCCTTGGGTTCTGCTATACCTGCTCAACAGTTGAAAGAACTAGGCGCACTGTCAGGTGTAGGTGCAGCTAGGCAAACACAGGCCCAGAGAGGTATTGATCTGGCTAGGCAGGAGTTTGAAGCAGAGGAAGCTTTCCCTCTTAGAACTCTTCAAGAATTTTCCTCTATTCTCAGAGGCTTTCCCATTGATCCTACCAGAACAACTACTTCTCAACAGTTCTCCGCTGCTCAACCTTTGTCTACTCAGCTACTGGGTGTGGGTACTCAAGCTCTGGGTGCACTAGGTCAAGCTGGCATACGAAGTGCCTTTGGTCAAGCCGGTGGCATGGTCAAGGAGATGCCCATGGGTTACCAAGGAGGAGGTGCTCTTAGTTCTCTGCTCCAGAAAACACAAGACCTTGATGCCTCTCCTGTTATACAAATGGCCAAAGGTGGAGATATACTAAGCTTCTTGAGTCCTGCTTTTGGTGCTCTCAGAGCAGGTAAAAAAGAAGGGCTGGGAGGTCTTGCATCTTTCCTAAGTCCTGCTTTTGCAGCTTCTAGAGGACAGTTGCCAGCTGGTCTACAGAACCTTCTAGGTGGGGGCGGCGGCGGTAGTGCTCCTCCTCCTCCAGTTATTTCTAAGGAGGGGCTTACACAAGAAGAGGTGGACAAGCAGATAGACGCTGCGCTAAGGCAGAGAGCAGCACAGGCTCAACAGGCAGGAGCACAGGGTACAGGTCAGGGGCAGGTAGGTTCTCAGGTGAGACAGTCCTTCAAAGGAGGAGGTGGTCTTCAACAGATGGTCAACCTTCCTACCAACAGGGTACAGTTTGGTAAGACTGCCTATCAGGATGTTACAACAGATTTTGATTTATTTTTAGATAATATTTCTGCTAGTCAAGCTGCCATGGCAGAAAGAGACAGACAAAGAAATGAACTACTCAGGCAGAAGCAAGGACCTCTATCTATGGGAAGTGCTATCTTTACTGAACCTGCGGGAACAGCTGGTAAAATGTACGAAGAGAACGAAAGAATAAACGAGCAACTGCGTAAACAATTTATAGGTGCTGCTCCTTCTGCTCTTGGAGGAGAAGAAGTGTCTGTCACTGAAGATTTTGAAGTAGCGGTGGCCGAGGCCCCTGATTCTTTAAGACCTAAAGAAGATACTAAAGATCCTAAGACTAAGAAAGGTACAGATGATCCTAAGACTAAGAAAACTGAGACAGACCTCTATAGATCTCCAGAAGAAGCGGCTTATGCTAGTTTAATGGACTCTGATGCAGGGCAGAAGGCAGCTAAGAGATACTTTGCAGGAGAGAACGTAACACTGGCCAACATCTCTGAAGCACTGAAAGCTTACAAAGGATTTAAAGATACAGAGATGGGGCAACGTAGAAAGATTAGTGAAGCTAAACTGAAGAAGGCTGCATCAGAAAGAGCAGCACGTACAGCTACTCTCAAGGATGCAGAAATTCTTGCACGAACAGCATCTCTCAGAGATGAACCAGCTAGGGTGAGATTAAAAGCAGCTACAGAAGGAATGAAAATAGCTCAAGCTACTTTGGATGATCCTATCTTACGCTCCCAAGCTAAAAGTGATCCAGCTGCAGCTGCCAAAGTGGCAAAAGCAGAAGCCATGGCAGCACAATTTGCCAGACTTGTACAAAGATATTCACAAGAAAGTGCTGAAGCTCAAGCTATCGGTGGTTTAACTACACCTCAAAGTATACTAGGAGCTAATCCTTCAGTACAAAAAATGGTAGTTAATGCTGTTAAAGGAAAGTAAATGGTTGAGATTCCTACAGCGGATATAACTTCTCCTACTATGGAGGACAGCACTCCTGCTTTTGACATAGGAAAATATGGTTTTACTGCAGAGGAGTTTCCTGAACTTGAGGGAAAGTCAGAGGCAGAAGTTCTCTCTTTTATTATTAGTGCACTCAATCAACCATCAGAGGTAGAGCTTCCTGAACCTACTCCTGCACCTGTCCCTCCTCCTCCATCAGATGACAACTTCCTCCCTGCTCTGGCCTACGGAGCAGACACAGCACAAGCTGCTCTAGGAGCAGGTATTAAAGCTGTTGGTCAGGGTTTTAATCTAGAAAGTCTAGAAGAATATGGTAGAGACCTAGAAGAAAAAAACCTTAAAGAAGCTGAAGAGTCTGCCAAACAGTACACACAAATTAGATTAGATGACGTAGACTTTGGTGAGAACACCACTGACTTTATCATCCAGACCCTAGGAGAAACCCTACCTTCCATGGGAATAGCTGCAGCGGGTGCGGCAGTAGGTGCCGTAGGTGCAGCTGCTACTCCTGTTGCTGCTCTGACTGCCACTGGAGGAGCACTCGCAGGTGCCTTCCTTCCTTCTTCTCTTCTAGGTGCAGGTGAAGTCCAGCTAAAGATGCAAAACCTCACAGGTGATTCTGACTATGAGGACCCCTTCACTGCCATGGGAGGTGGTCTTATCATAGGTGCACTGGATACTGCTGCCGCTGCTATACCTGCTCTTAAATTTTTAGGTAAAGGATTTACTGAGAAGGCTACCACTGAAGCACTAGAGAAATCAGGGATTGACTTTGTTGTTTCTAGAAACGGTACAGCCACTGCAATAGATGAACTCAAGAAAGCAGGAGGAGACTTTGCCAAGGCAGAAGCTAATATCATTGCAGCTGGTAGAGATATAAACAGAGGTAGATTAGCCAGCGGTGGAATAGAAGGAACAAAGCAGCTTGCCCGAGAAGGTCTTACAGAGGGAACTCAAGAAGCCATAGGAACTCTTCTGGCAGAAGGTTCCACAGGGATAGAAGATGAAGAGTTTCTTTCTTCTATTCTAGAGTCTGCTGTTAAAGGAGGTATAGCAGGGTTTGGACCGGGTGCTGTTGTAGGTGCACTCAAAGGAGGTAAGACTAAAACAGATCCAGTCAAAGAAAAAGAGGAGACCGTAAAGGTTGAAGATACCGCTGAAATAGAAATTCCTGATAGTAAGACTGAATCTGTAGAAGGAGTAGAAACTCAAGTAACAGAAATTGAAAATGAAGAAGCCCCTGCTGTTGATGTAGGAGAACTAGCAGATACCATGAACCTAAGAAACAGGGACGGTCAACAGTTCTCTGAATCTGGTGATGGAACTGCTGCGTTTATCAATGAGTATGGTGATCTGCAAAGAGAGTTTATTGATTTGAGAGAGGAGGGAAAGTCTAGGTTATTCGGTGGCCCTAGACGTACAGAAGGTGTTCAACCGAACTTAGCTAAAAGTCTGGTAGAGAGAACAGATAAACTTAGAGAGATGGAGAAAATTATTAGAACTCCTCAGTTTCAAGCTTCTCTCAAAATTAATCCTGCTTTACAAGAACGCTTAGACAACATAAGAGCAGAGCTTGATACAAGACAAGAAGAGTTTAATGCAGCTAGGCTTCCTCCCGGGGTAGTTAATGAGGTTGATATTTTACCGGGTCTTAGAGATTTAAATGACAATCCTATTGAACTTGAACCCGGAGTTCCTATAGTAACTCAGGAAGCTGCTACTTTTTATGTTGATGATCTAATGAATGCTCCTATACCAGAAGATCCTAATCTTTTGACTAACTTACCTCTTGCTCAAGAAAGATTAGCTCTGGTAGAACACATTAAAAAACAAATTCCTTTTCTCCGAGTTGATCCTACAAGTAGAGTGGAGCTTAGTCCTAGAAGATTTGAACAAGTGGATATTAAGTTTGATCCAGCAGAAGTTAAGGCCCCTACTGCTTTTGACATAGATATGCAGAAGCATAAAAAGAATTTAACAGACGCTGCTAATAACAAAGGAGGAAGAGGGCAGTTAGATGACAACCCTCCTAACTCTGTAAACTTTGATGACAACGGACCTCAAGGTATGCTCAACCGTGTGGGTATGTACATGAGGTTTATGTCTTCTAATAAAAGAATAGCTGATAAATTTCCTGAACTACGAAAGACTTATAACCTTGTAAAAAGATATAATGAAACATGGTTTTCTATTATCACTCAGGGAATAGAAGGTAGAAATCTGGTGCTTGCTCTTCCTCGCGGAGAACCACGTAGGAAGTACAGAACCATGCGTACCAAAGCAGATATGATTAGCCAGCCTATTAAGTTTGAAGGAGCTGGAGATTTATCAGCAGCTAGTGTGGCTAGGATTTATATAGTTCCTCCTGAAGCAGAACAGGGGTTAAGCCTAGCTCAAAAATTAGCACAGAGAAAAGAATACATGGATCAAATCATGCCCTATCAAGCGTATGATCCACATTCTTCTCAACTAAACTTAAACTTTACCCCGGAAGAAATACAAAGAGGGTACATAGAAGAGACTGATCAAGCTGTTGTTGATGCTTTATTTCAGGAACAGAACACAGCTAATGCCATGTGGGATAACATAATTGCCAGTAGAATAAGAAGCATAAAAAGAAAACTAACAGAAGCTGATGATAAAGATGGTAGTGCTTATAGTACTGTCCGTTATATAGAATCAGTAGAGGATGATATTCTATTGGAGGGGTTCAGAGGTTTACCAGAAGGGTCAACCAAAGAAGATGTTGTTAGTGAGCTTACAAGCTTTGATCTTTTTCTTGCAGCTTTGGAAAGAGTAAATGAAAGGCAACGGTTAATACAGGAAAAACAAGGAACACCTAGAGGAATATCTAAGAAAGCTTTTGACCTTCTTCCCTCCAGCATTATAGAAATGGAAGGTGTAATAGAAGGAAGAAGGCAAGGCTTCTTTCCCCGTATGAGGATGGGTGATATTATTATCAGGGTCTTTGCCACGTTTACTGAAAAAGATAAGAACGGAAAAGAAAGAACCTTTAGAAAGGTTGTCTATCGGAGAGATGTAAATGCTCCTCTGTGGCGCACACTAAGGAGTGATCAGCAACCCATGGATTGGGTAAAGAAAAAATACACAGATCCTTTAGAATCTTTCTATAAAGAGAAAGGATTAGATGTAAGTGTAGAAGCTGTATCTAGAGGAAGTCAAAACTATACCGTGTTTGCTGACGAAGAACTTTCAGATATCTCTATTTTAGAAGCTATTCTTATCCATGAAGCTAAACTTAATGAAGACTTCTCAGGTAATACAACACTCTGGAGCGGTGTTACCAAGGACATGGACGGTAACATTATAGATGAAACTGTAACAAGCTCAGAGGATTTTATAAAACTCTTGACAAAACAAAGAAGAGACAGAATACAAGGACAGGGATTTAGAGGTTCTATGATGAGGAGAAAAAATATTCCGGGGTACATAACACCTGAGAATGTTAACTCATACCATGATAATGCTTGGGCGCAGTACGTTGTATCCATGGGTAGGTACGTTGCCAAGAATGATGTAGAAGATGAAATTAATTCTGAGCTACAGCGTTTAAACTCACTAAATCAAGCGGTAGAAAAAGGTGGAAGTTTTGTAAATGTTGCGAACAGCATGTGGCAGAACACTAAGTCTCCACAAGGAGGTGCCTCTGCCCTAAAGAGTTTGGCCTTCTATGGTTTTCTAGGTGGTAACTTTTCTTCTTCTATTCTTAACCTCACTCAAAACTTTGTCACAGCTTCTCTCCTCTTCGGTGCCTATGGTAAAATTTTTCAACCTAAAGTTGCTAAAGCTGCAGCAGCTGCCACGCGCTTGTCTATTTACTATCAAAGAAAACAAGCATTCCTCCAAGCAGATAAAGATAATGTATCTAAAATACTTCTTGAGACAGGGGCAGCTAGAAATTTAACAGAAGCTAACGAGCAGTTTAATGCACTATATGAATTACAAAAAAGAGGAAGCATTGGTAGGATTAACACACAGGCTTTAAATGAAAACGCTGATCTTACCACAGAGTACTGGTCTGAGAAGCTTGGGCTAAACAATCTAGAACAAAAGGTTTCTAGTAGAGTAGATGCAAAAAATGTAGAGAGATTTAAAGACTACGCTAAGACTGGTAAAAAAATAATAGACGGGGTATACTCTACCACTGAGGTTGCCAACAGAATAGCAGCAGCACTAGCCACTTACAATACTGTCAAGGCACACGGTGAACAACAGCTTAAAGGTAGTACAGATCAGAAGGCAATAGTTAATGCTGGTCTAGAACCCATGGTTCAGTTTGCTTCTGAAACTGCTAATCAAGGTAGAATAGTAACTATAGAAGATGCTATGCAGTATATCATAGATGAAAGCCAATTTAATCTTAGTGCTTTTAACAGACCTCGTATTGCTTTTGAAGGTAAAGGTATAGGAGGGGTTACTCTTCAGTTCATACCGTTTGTCACCATGATGACAGAGGTATATGCAAATGCTATACATAAGTACGGAGGTAATAAGTACGGAACTATCAGAGGTGGTGTCCTCAACATGACTCCGCAAGGTAAAAGAACACTTGCTTTCTTACTACTACCTCAAGTTATCATGGGAGGAATGTTCGGTCTTCCCTTTGCAGATGATATGAAAGAAGTTATAAAAGCAATCATAAGGTCACCTGTAGGAGTTTCTCTGGGTCTACAACAGTCAGACTTAGAGCTTGCGTTCTATGATATAATGACAGATATTTTTGGACCTGAATCATTATCTTATGCAGAGGCAATTGCCAGAGGTCCTATCAAATCATGGGGAGGTATAGACATTTCTCAACGTGTATCTCTTTCTCCTTTTAGAACTTTGATTGAAGCTGGTACAGGGCAAGCATCTGTAACAGAACTTGTCTCCGGTCCTTCCGGTGCTTTCTTTACAAACGCCATAGGAAAATCTTTTGATGCTTTTGAAAGAGGTGATTTAGGTAAAGCTCTTTTAAGATTGGCTCCTCTGGCTGTGGTTCAAAATATGATTAATGCTTGGGAAGCAGGAGAGATGGGAGTTGCCACAGGAAAGGGTAGGATATTAACAGATTCTCTAGGACCTAAAGATCTAGCTGCCATGACGCTAGGATTTGCAACTGAGAGTGTCTACGTCCCTAGGCAAGAACTGTACAGATTAAAAACTTACCTTTCAAAAAGCAATGCCATCAAAGATTATTACGCTGATAAGATACTAAGACTTATGGTAAAGCAAAAGAATACTAGCTCTGCAGAGGAGAAAGCAGAGATAGGAAATGAGATAGAAAAACTGTTTAAAGATGTTGTAGACCATGACCTCAAACAAGATCAAATGTCTGATAGAATTGATCCTAATTTTAATCTAAGGCTAACGGTTCACAAGCGTTACGCTGATCAAGTTCTAGGATTAGAAAAGTATGGAGGTGGTATGGAAGAGATAGAGACCAGACAAAAAGAAAACATTAATTAAAGTTTAGATAATTTTTTTGTTTGTTAGCTTTTTATCCCCTGCTAGTGTAGGACTATGCAGGATGAACTTAAAAATAAAGCACGGCATGTCTTTCTAGGATATGATTCCCGAGAGCATATTCCTTTTAAGGTGTGTTCGCACTCCCTCACCCGGAGGTCTTCCCTCCCGGTGGAGGTAACTCCCGTTTACCACAAGACCCTTCGCCATTCTGGTATGTTCTACCGTCCTTGGAGAATAGATGAGGACGGCCAGTACTGGGACGAGGTAGATGGTAAACCTTTCTCCACAGAATTTTCTCACAGTAGATTTCTAGTACCTGAGATAGCCAGAAGGAACAACCTTTCTGGGTGGGTACTTTTCTGTGACTGTGACTTTCTTTTTCTTTCTAATGTATGTGAGGTATTTGATTACTGTGATGATGACTATGCAGTTATGTGTGTCAAACATAATTACCATCCTGAAGAAGCCATCAAGATGGATGGGATGTTACAACAAGACTATAACAAGAAGCTCTGGTCCTCCTTTGTCCTCTACAACTTGGACCATCCCGCGAATGATAGATTAGATGAGGTAATGGTCAACAGTGAAACAGGTGCTAACTTCTGCTGGCTTGACGGTGATGACCAGATTGGTAGCTTACCTCATGGTTGGAATTTTATTCCCGGTGTTAGCTCTGGTATTAATGATATTAAAGCTGTTCATTACAGCCTTGGTGGCCCTTGGTTGGACGGTTACCAAGACACTGAGTTTGCTGAAGAGTGGGAAGCAGAGCTTGATCACTTTGAATTTAGTTTAAGTAGTTTTAGAAAAATAGTGGAGATATTTTAGTATGAGTAAGTATGATATTGTAACATCTTTTAATCCTGATGGGCTTGAACTATACGGGAGGAACATGCTCAACTCTTATGTTGAGAACTGGTCAGGAGATAACATCAAACTACATGCGTGGTACCATGACTTTGGAGATCCTGCGTTCTATCTAAGGTTCAATGAACTAGAGATACCAACTGAGCGTATCAACTACTGTAATCTGAATAATGTAAAGGACATGATAGATTACAGAGAGAAGATGAAAATCCATGACGGTACAGAAGAAGGAAAGATTAAGTACAACTGGAGACTAGATGCTATCAAGTGGTGTCACAAAGTCTATGCCCTGACAGAGACAGCTTCTGATCCACATATCATACAGGAGAAAGACTGGCTTATCTGGCTAGATGCAGATACCACCACGCACTCTGAAATTACGGGTGAGTTTCTTGACAGCATCTGTGATGAACAGTATGACATTATACACTTGGGGCGCACTGCCGCTGACTATAGTGAGACTTCTTTTGTTGCGTTCAACCTCAAGGGTAGACCTGCCAAAGATTTTCTAGCTGACCTGCGAGAGACCTATGATAACTACGAAGTCATTACGTTTAGAGAGTGGCACGATGGGTTTATCTTTGAACGCTTGCTCAAGCTACACCAGTACCATGGGCTGAAAGCTCTGAACCTTACACCTAACGTCACTGATCTCAATGCCTTTGCAACATCTGTTCTGGCTGAGAAGATGCAGCACTTCAAGGGAGCACAGAAGAACGGTGTCTCTGGAGATGTAAGTTTGGAGTCAGCGCAGAGGTACAAGCAGATCTCTGAGATGATCAGCTTCTACAAGTGTTCCAGCTTTATAGAGACCGGGACCTACAACGGGGGCAGAGCTATTCAAATGGCAGAGGCAGCGTTTGCTCACGCTGACAAGGTAACCTATACAGGGTACGATCTGTTTGGCACCACCACTGCAGAACTTAACAAGAAAGAATTTAACTCCAAGGCAACCAACTCAGTGGAAGCTGTGTCAGAAAGACTTACAGCCTATGCACTGGAGAAGGCCAAGGATGATAAGACTTTTGAGTTTAACCTTATTGAAGGGAACACCAACAAAACTTTGAAGGATAAACCCACTGCTGACTTTGTGTTCATTGACGGGGGTCACTCGTATGGCACAGTGTCACATGACTACAAGCAGTTGAAGCACAACAAGATTGTTGTATTGGATGACTACTTCACCAAGGACGCTGATGATAAGGAACCAGCAGAAGAACATCAGGGTGTCAACAAGCTATGGGAAGAGGTAAAGAAGAGAGAAGATGTTAACAAGTATCTTCTTCCTTCCAATGACCCTGTGCTAG